AAAATCTTAAAATATTAAATAATTTTCGTTTAAGAACAGGTTGAGTTTTTTTTTCTTGTTTTTTTTGACTTATGTTGTATATAGATTTATTTCTATTTTTTTTTAAATTATCGATAAATTTTTCGTCTAATATATTTTTATAAATTTTTATTTTTTTTTCAAAATCATCTTCAGAATTATTTTCAGATTCATCTTCAGAATAATCTTCAGATTCATCTTCAGAATCATCTTCAGAATCATCAGTAACTAACAAATAAATACAGTAACATAAACAAACTAGAACTAGATAATTAAATTTATCTTGACCTATTTTTTCGATATAACTGTAACCAATAATAATGACAACAATTGGTAAAATAAAATTATAATAATTAATACCTCCACCAACATGTCCTTTATCTTTACTTCTATTTAATAACATTAAAGATAAAATTGGTTTTAGTTGTTGTACACGGTCTAAAAAATCTTTACCAAAAGATTTACCAATTAGTTCTAAAAATTTGTTATCAGTTTCTGATTTCTTATCTGCAGACTTTAGAGATTTAGGTGTAATTTTAACTAAGCTCCCTCCAGATAACAGACTAATAATTTTAGAGCTAGATGGAATTTTTTCTTTTAGTACAGTCTTATTAATCCATCGTAAAATTATTTGATATTCTAGTTCCATAATAATTTAATCTTAGATAAAAATTAAATTATTTGTTTGTTAAATACTTTATTTATTTGTTTGCTTAAAGATCAAACATAAAGTTCTTTTCAGCAGGCTTGGCAGAATTTACTTCTTGTTTTTCAAGTAACATCTTGATTTTTCCAAAAGCAGTGCTCAAAGTAACAATTTGTTTAGTTTGTTCTTGAGTTCCAGCCTTGTATTGGTTGATTAAGTTTTCAACATCAGATAAAGTTACAGTTCTTGAAATACCAGTTGGGTACTTTTCAGTTCTCAAGATTTTAGTGTATTCAGTGATGTTTTTGTGGATAGTATCAAGTCTAGAAGTTAATTCATTAATTTCAGAAATCTTTGATTTAATTTTTCTATCAGTATCTGATGATAGTTTTTGGTTAAAACCAGCAAGAGATTGCTTGATGTTTTCAAAGTGTTGTTCATAAGAACCACTAGATCCACCATGTAATTGGTTTGGTCTTAGTTCAATAAGATTGAAACCAGGATATCCAGGAACTGGCATAGGACTGTTTAATGCAACATTTTCAGTTAGAACTTGGGATCTTAAACTGGCAACTTGGGCAGCAGAAAGACGAGCTTTTCTTCTTCTAACAGCAGGTTGAGGTGCTTGAACAGCTTCCTTGTATTTTTCATCAAGAAGTCTGGTATTATTGTTCAAATCCATAACCATTTTTTCCAAAATGGTCTTGACATGAACGTTGTCATCAAAATATTTCTTGTATTGAGCAGCAAGGGATTTAATTGCAGGTCTGGTATCTTGTTCTAGTCTTTCTAACCATTGATCAGGTGTGGCCATTTCCTTCTTGCCATTTGAAACCTTCATCTTCCAGTCCAAGTTCTTAAGGATTTCATACTTGATGTGAGGTTCAGCATTAAGTAAAGCTTGGGAAACTGAATCAGTCTTGGCAGCAGCACCCATGTTTTGTAACATACCCATGGCAGATTTACCAAGGATGTTGTAAAAATGATCAGCACATGTCTTGTTATCTGGTTTAACATTAAAAAGATCTTTGCAAACTTTAGTTCTATCTGCTATAGCACCTTTTTCATCACCTTCAAGTTGTTTTCTGATTGCGGTATTGATACTGGCAATTTCTTCACCTCTAGCACCGTTAGGATCCTTCTTGAAAAGTCTGACAGATCCATCGTCTTCAATGGAGTAAAGGAATGCAGCATCTGATTTAGCAGCAGTTGAGTGAGGAGCAAATTTGTTGAAGTGTTTGTCTTTAACTAAGTAGGCCATAACAAGGGCAGTATGAACTGGTTTTCCTTCAATGTAAGAGTGGGCATCAAGAGGAGTACCATTTACTGTATAGGTAACTTTATCACCATCAACAACCATTTCAATACCAGTAATTCCGAAGTGAGAACTAGAGTTAAGTTTAACTGCAGTTCTCTTCATTTTTCCAATAACTACAATATCACCCTTAGTTGAGTCAAAGGCAAATGAAACAGATTTAGATGCAGATGATGAACCTACAAAAAGATTATAAATAGCAGTAAAAGGCATAGTTACTAAACCCCAGAGTAATTTTAAAAATCCAAGGATAGGATCAACAATAAATGCACCACCTCCTAGATTGATATCTTTATTTTCATCTTTATTTTCATCTTTATCACTTGTATTACTACTTAAACTACTAGATATTGGGGTAGCGTCATCTTTTTTGAATCCAAGTGCTTCTTTAACTTTTGTAACAATACTTCCTGCAACCTCTTTAACTTTGTTAATTGCAACCTCAACAGTTATCTCTTCTGCATTTGCAACAGCTAGAACTAAAGCACCAAAAGAAGCAAGAGCTAAAAATTGTGTTTCTTCAGAGTTTGAATATAATAATGCTCCAATAGCTAAACCAAAAGTGACAGTTGCAGTTTTTACATATGGACTTTGAACTGATCTTTCAAGAAACTTACTTGATGGATCTTGAGCTGAATCTCCAGAAAACGTACTTGAACTTGAACGTTTTGGATTACTTGAACCACCAGTCATTATACTTTTTAGAACAATTTCAACAGCTGATGACCAAGGACCAGCTAGCAGCTTAACTTTTTCAGACAAGCCATCGTTAAGTGTTTTAAGAAGATCAGATGAGTTTCTGGAACTAATTTCAGATAGAATCTGAGATTTAGATTCAGGGGCATTAGGTACTTGAGCTACTTGAGCTGCTTTAGCAAAGTCAATTCCAGCAACTTTTAAATCTTTTGGGGGAGCACTAGCACTAGCACTAGGACTAGTAACTCTTTCAACTTTTTTGTTTTGAGGATATGGGTTTGCTACTTCTGGAGACATTCTAAGCATATTTCTACTATTCATACCACCAATGTGCTTGACTAAGTGAGCAAGTTTTTCTTGGATAATATCATCGTTAATAAATTTAACAATACTTGAGTATTCAATTGATTCAGCCATTATTATATATATTATCATCCTAGAAAAAAAAAATTAAAAAAATTTTAATAATTATTTTAATTTAAAATTCTAGAGGAATTTTTCCCTAGAACAATTTATTATTTGAGTATATTTGCAACCTGGATTCCTAAATTTAAACATTGTGATTTCAAATCTATATGATTTATTAACATCTGTGGATGTACTTGATCTAAACCATAGACTAGCCCATATAATAAACCACATATTGTTCCAGTTGTATCTGAGTCTCCTACATGTAACATTGAATAAAATACTATCTTATCCCAAGAACCTTGGGAATCAATCAAGCAATCATATGCAATTATTACAGAATCATCACCACCTGCACCTGGATACACATCCTTCTTTCGTGAAGAAAATTTATTATAAAATAATGTGCGTTTAGAAGGATACTTCATCACTGGAGAAAATTTATAACTAAAATCAAAATCATCAAAACGATCCTCCATATAATCTTTCCATTTGTTTACAAATATTTTCTTATCCCTTTGATAAAATGGTATCCAACTTTCACGTGTTGATTCTATATACTTATCAATTGTTTCTGATTCTAACACATCTAGACCATCCACACACCATCTAATAGGTGGTTTACCCTGAACAGCATATGATGCGAATAACCCAACCATTATAGACCCTAACATAGCTATTGTATTTGGATGAGTTAAACATGTGGATTCTATACAACTCGCAATTAACTTGAGTTGTTCGGAAGGCTTGGATAGAACTATACCAAATACTCCTGATCTCATAGATCCACCTGATCCTCCTGCCTTGTCATCATAAGCCCAGGTTTTATAATCATCCCCACCCATAAGTTTCTTCAAGTACCTTACTGTAGTTATTCCACCTTTGTACATACCCTCAAATCTTTCTAAATCTACTCGTTCTTTAATTAGCTCAATATATTCCTTTTTTATTAATCTAATTAGTAAATCTATATCTGATTTTGTTGAATCTTTTTTAACCCATTCTATCAAAGCTTTGGTATTAGCATGTGTCATAATAGTATCATCTGATACTGTCCATTCAGGCTTGGGATGAGCTGAAATACCTCCATCATTTATAAAATTAAATACTAATTCATTTGAATAATCAGCTCCAGCTTGTTCAAATTTATCACCATAATTATCTTGATTAAATCTATTGGATGCATTGAATTCAGTGATTCCGTTACCAAAACCAATAATATCCCCAATACAACTTAGTATAAAAGCCCCACTAATCTTTTTATCCATAATTAAATATATAATATATTTAAAAATTTGTTAAATATACTATAATATACTATAAATCATGTCATTAGAACCTTCAGATTTAGAACTACTTAAATCAGTAAATCTATATGAAATTTTAGGATTTGTATCCAGAGATGAATTTACACCAGAGTTAGCAAAAAAATCATACAGAAAGTTAGCACTTAAATATCATCCTGATAAAAATCCAAATGTTCCTACTGATAAATTTGAAGCAATTCAATTAGCCTATTTAATTTTATTAACTCCTGACTATAAAACACAATATGATAATGTATATGATGATAACTCTCAATCAAAAGATTTTAAAGATTTGATTTCATCTTATAGATCAGAGATTGAAAAAATTAAATTTGATAAAATTTCAGAAGAGGAATTTGCAAAGCAAATTAATGAATTAAATATTAAAAATAATTCAGAACATAATTTAGATGATATTTTAGATCAAACTTCAGCATCCAACGCAGTAAACAAAATGATGAATGATAGAAATGTAGAAAATAATGAATTTGTAAAACAGTACAAAGCTGATTTAAATATGTTAGGAAGTATTTCAGATCAAAATGATCTAAATAAAAAATTTAATGAAATGTTTGAATCAAGAAATGATGAAACATCACATATTGATAATGTTTCAGAAACTGAGATAACAGTATTTAATGGTTGTGATACTTTATGTAACTATACAACTTTATCAAATATGGATTATAATTCAATGTATGCATCTAATTCCACTTATGATCAATCTTTTAAATTAAATCAAATACCAAAATATGTGGATGATAAAAAAACACTTGAAGATAGAATGAAAGAATATTTAAACAGAACTGATGAACTTGCACAAATTGCAAAAAAATCAACATCATTAAATATTAATCATGCAGACTATAGATCTTAAATAGTTTTTGCTCTTAATCTTCCTTTTAATTTATTTTTATTTTTAAGTAATTTTTTGAATTGATTTTTAGCTTGAGTATAACCTAGATTTATTATAGCATTTTTTGTATCAACAGATAAATTAATATCTAAAAAATCATTTAAAATAGTTGGATCAATTTTAACTGAAATTACATCATGTGATTTAATTTGAGTTTTCGATTCCATCATAATTTTAATAATATTAATAATATAATGATATATATTAAATTCTGGTTGAGAATCTAGTGGAATAGTTGTTTGCAAATCAACACAAGTTTGAATCCCAAGAGTATATGGTATATCTTCAGATTTTATTACTAATAAAGGGAAATTATCAACTACTGCACCATCAACATAATGTAAACCCTCCCATTCAATAGGTTTAAATATCAATGGTATAGAACATGAAGCTAATACAGCTTTCCATACAGGAATATTTGGATATGTTAAATGTGTGATATAAACAGGTGATCTTTTTTCCAAACAAACAGAAGTAACAGATAAAGTTTTACCAGTTAATTTATATAACTCACTCATAGTTATATTTTCATAATTTGTTTCAAGTGAACACATTGCAATAGTATCAGAAGCTAAACCAGAACCTAGTCCAGATAAACATGGTTTACCAAGTTTAAAATTAATAAATAGTTTTAAAACTTTTTCTAACTTGGAGTTTGAACAGACATTATAGCTAATAAATAAATCATCAGTATTTACTATAAATATTTTATTTAGATCAAAATTTTGAATAAATTTTACAATTTCATTAGAATCAAACCCCAAAACTAACATTAAACATAAAACAGATCCTGATGACGTACCAAAGAATTTCTCCACAGATCCAAGTTGTTTTATTTCATCTAAATATTTTATTGCTCCGAGTGCACCAATAATTTTAACTCCTCCACCAGAAATGACTAAATTTTTTATCATACTTAAAAATAATATATTATAATTCTTTATCTATGTTAAACCTTGATAAATATGCAAAGTTAAAAAAAGCCCGTGAAGCTAATAAAAAAAAATGTTATAAAAAAGTTTTAAAACAAATTATTAATGAAGTCGAAACAGTTATGATACAAGATGTAGATTTTATTGTATTTGAAGTTGAACCTTTTATGTTTGGAGAAACAGAATATAATATGTTAGAATGTGTTGATTATGTGATTAACAAAATCAAAAAAGATGAAAATTTTATAAAAATAATAGAACATATCAGTTTTAATGAACCTAATTTATTATATATCAAATGGAATCTATCTAAAGTTAATTAACTAAATTTATTTAGAAAATAGTTGAAGTAATAATATAACTAATAGTCCAAATAAAAATATTGTGACGATGTCTTTATTTGTACGTATACTACTGGTTATTCTAGAAAAATCTAAACCAAAATCACGTGATCCATAATATGGTTGAGAATTATATTGATGTCTAGATCTTAATACACTTTTATTACCATGTGATTTTAAATACTTTGATCTACAACGTGAACATTTTGATAAATGTGCATCTAATGCCAAACATACTTGAGATTCATTATTATCTGATTGTTGTCCAAAGTGTTCTGGAGAGTCATTTGGTCCTGAACCATTCTCAAACATTTCTTTTAAATCCATATATTTTGAGTATAGATTTTCATCAGTCTTTTGAGAATGTTTTATACTGGTTTCATTTGTGAAGTGTTCAGGTTTATCTGACTGTTTAAATATAGGTTTATCTTCAAAGGATTTCTCACCCCATGCATCTTCTATTGAACAAAACATTATTATATATTATATTTAGATTTAATTAATTTAAAAATATTTTTTAATTTTTTATCTTGGAATATAATATATAATGGATCAAGTTAATAATTTTATTAATAACACAATGAAAGGTTTTGATTCCTGGATGACAAATCCTTATTTTGCTACTGTAATAACTATTGTTTTAGCTGTTTATGCATCACTCGCCTCACCTAATTTACCAAACTTTTTGAAAAAACTCTTTGATAATTCTATTTTCAAAATTATCATTATCACATTTATTGCATATAGAGCAAATTCTAATCCTCAACTTTCTTTACTAGTTGCTATCTGTTTTGTTGTTACTCTTAACTTTTTAGCAGAAAAGGAAACCAAAGAAGCATTTGAACAAATAGAAGCATTTGGACAGCTTGAACATTTTTCTAATACATTAGATATGGATGGTGGAATTGAACCTTTTGAAAATACACCTGAAGAAAATCCTGAAACTAATAATGGTCCAAGTCCTGTACCAAAATCTGAACTAGATTCCGATTCTGATTCTGATTCAGATTCAAAAGTTAGTTCTGAAGCCAGTTCTGAAGCCAGTTCTGAAGCAAGTTCTCAAGCTAGTTCTGAAGCTAGTTCTGAAGCTAGTTCTGAAGCTAGTTCTGAAGCTAGTTCTGAAGCAGATGATCTTGATTAATTTTTTATTTATCTAATTTTTTAAATTTAATATCAAAATTGATTTAAAAAATTTGCGTCATATAATATTAATTTAGTTTCTTTATAAATTTTAAATGAATTCTGATAAAAAAAGCGACTCAATCAGTTTTATTGGTAAAGGAAAAAATGTTGTATCAACTGACACTGAACTTCATCTTGATCTTTTTGCAGATCCTACTAAATTAAAACCAGTATCAAAAATAGTTAAAATGGATAAAATACAAGAAGATTCTGACTCTGATGACTCACATATTGTTAATAAAGCACTAAATTCTGATTCTGAATCAGTTAGTTCTAAAACAAGTTCTTCTAAATCTAGAAGATCATCGAGAAGATCAAAAAAATCAAGTTCTACATCAGCAAGTTCATCATCAACAAGTTCATCATCATCGTCTTCATCAAGATCATCAAAATCATCAAGAGCAAGATCAACTGCACATAAAAAGCTAGATGATTATGTATCAAATTATAATGAAATAAAAAGAGCAAGTGAACCAAATCCAAATTTAAATCAAAATATAAATCAAGGATTTGGACAACAAGTTCCACAGAATGTAAATCAAAATCCAGGAAATCAAGTATTTGTTCAACAAACTCCATATGTTCCAAAGTATACAACAGAACGTGAAATTCGTTTTAGAAAAATGGAGCTCTTAGCAATACTATCTGAAATTAAAAAAAGGAGAGAACTTTCCAAGACATATTCAATGGGTTCTACAATTGAAGATATGGAAGATGAAGTTAGATTTCATACAGATTTAGAACAAAAATCAGTTGCTGTTGATTTCTCAAAAGATGGTTTACTTAAAGCATGTCAATTTTTCGAGTTTATGAATGGTCAATTTGATCCATTTGGTATTCAGTTAAAAGGTTGGCATGGACAAATGAAGGCAAATATTAATAATTATGATGGAGTATTTGGAGAGTTATATGAAAAATATAAACATTATATTGGACGTGTTGAACCAGAATATAAATTAATGTATATGGTTTTTGGTTCAGCTGCATCATTCCATTATTCTAAACAATTTGTAGAACAGTATGGATTAGAAAAACTTGTGGATAAAAATCCAGAACTTCTAAAAAAAATTCAAGCTAATATAGCATCTACACTAGAAAAAAATATTGGTAAAAAAGATGAACCAAAAAATCCTGCAGCAACAATGCCAAAAATGTCTCAACAACAAATGTATCAACAAATGTTAAAAG